TGTCGTGGGTGGGCTGCGGAAGTGGGCGCGCCGCCGGCTCAAGGCCGAGCTCGTCGCGCGCGGACTGGTGGCGCCTCCAATGCGTCCGGTCGTGAGCGAAGACCCGGACCGGTACGACGAGCGGCTTCGGCGATGGACGTCGGAGATGCGGGCGATTGAGACACGGGAGAGGGAGTTGGGGAGATGAGTGAAGGACGGGTCTATTCAACATCGGGCACAGTGCGTGCGCTCGACTTTTCGGTCGGTGTCATGCGCGGCGCGCTCACGTGGGGGAAGGTGCTTCGAGGCTTCGACATGCTCCACAAGCCAGGTGGAGCGCTCGTGATGTACGAGCTCGGGAAGTCGAGCGCCTTGACTGACGCCATCGTGCGAGACGAGTGCGCTAAGGCCGCCCTCTCCCGCTTACGTGGTCGCCCTCTCTCGCAAAACGAGCTGTGGGCCGAGTACGTCTCGGGACGACTGCGCCAGCGCATGCACCGCGCGAACAAGCGGTGCGCCGAGGCGCGCATGGATTGGCTGTGGGTGCTCGCGAACGACGACGCGAAGGGTGACGTCGGCACGTGGGTGCGGAAGCGACGACGAGAGGCACGGCGACGAGCACGTGCGCTGCACCGTCAGTACATGGAGCAGAAGAAGAAAGCGGGGGCGATGTGAGTGAGGAGCGACGGGTGCTGCGTATTGGTGTGCCTGGTGAGGAGTGCGACTTGGTAGTCGGTCACCTCATTACGGGTTTTGGATGCGATGCCGTGGAGTTCTCTCCACGTGCGCTTGCAAAGTGCACTGTCATTCCGCGCTATCGCGAATGGCTAGCGGACTACGTGATGACGAGGCTTCGGCGATGAGCGCAGCGACGAAGGTGGAGCGGTACGAGTTCGACAATGCGTCGAACTACTACGGATGTCTCGAGGTTCGGCGGACCGAGTTGGGGTGTGAGTGGTGCGTCGAGAACTGGAATGGGCACCACTGGCGCCCCATCCCCGAGTACCTGTTCGACGCGCTGAAGCGCTACTGGCAGGAGAACCAACCATGAGCGCAGCGACGAAGGTGGACGAGAAGGAATACATCTCGACGGCGAGGGCTGCGAGGATCTGCGGCGTGAGCACAGATACCATCCGGCATTGGATTGACCGTGGGTATATCCAGAAGAGCGACTGGTACAAACCGCCAGGAGGACACATCCGTGTCGCGAAACAGGCCATCTTTTCGATGATTGAGAAGTGGAAAGAGCGGCAAGAGCGGTAAGCGCCGCAAAAGTCAAAACCTGGACCCTCGACACCCGCCCTTCGCGCGCGCTAGTTTTCACTAGGTTGCGAGAACTATGGGAGCGAAGGCCCACGAGCCCACCAAAGCGGAGGTTCAGGCGCTACGCGACCTGATGCAATCCATGGGCTACAAGCCCGCGCTCGCGAAGATGGGCATCGCTGTCCGCTCCGCCAACCGCTGGCGGAACCGCGGCAAGTACGACCTCGAGCGCAACCAGTCGAACGGCTTCGTGGACTGGTACCGCGCGATCGAAGAGTCGAACGCAGACAAGCTGTCTGCCGCCGAGTCGCTCATTCACAAGGCGAACAACCCAGAGAACTTCGAGGACCTCCCCATGCGGGACCGTCTCGCCAACGCGCGTTGGACGGCCAAGGTCCTCGACCCATCGACCTACGGTGACCGCACCGAGGTTCAGCTTCGAGGAAGTCTCGAGGCGCTATGCGAAAGCGTTCGTGAGCACATGAGCGCGGCTGCATACGCCGAGTTCATCAGTGCACTTGCTACCGTCTCCGGCTTGGATATCGGCGCAGGCGACGGCGACGAACACGACGACGACGACTCCGACCCTCTGTCGTAAGACCCTCGCCACATTCATTCCCGCGGTCTCGCCGCGCTTCGTTTACCCGTACTGGCTCCGGCCCATCTTCGACGCGCTTGAAGACGTCGAGCTCGCGCTACGAGGTGAACGTCCGCCGGTCAAAATCGCGTTTAGCGTTCCGCCGCAGTTCGGGAAGAGCACCGCGATCCATCACTGGACCGCGCGCACCATCGGTCGGTACCAGCATCTGCAGTCCGCATACTGCTCGTATGCCGCCGACCTGGCGCGCACGCAGTCGCGCAAAATCCGGAACATCGCCAGCGCGGCTGGCGTTCCCATCGACCCAAGCGCCAACCGCCTCGAAGAGTGGCTGACACCCGCCGGCGGTGGTCTCGTCGCAACCGGCGTGGGCGGTCCGCTCACGGGTAAGCCCATCTCTGGCGTCGGCATCATCGACGACCCCGTGAAAAACCGCGAGGAAGCCGAGAGCGCACGCGCTCGCGAGACCACGTGGGACTGGTACACGGACACGTTTCTCTCGCGTCTCCACCCTCAAGCATCCCGCGTCATCATCATGACGCGCTGGAACGTGGACGACCTCATCGGTCGCGTCCTCGACCGTGAGGAGGGTTGGATCGTGGTCAACCTGCCGGCCATCACGCCGGAGGGCGAAAGCCTCTGGCCCGAAGGTCGCCCGCTCGGCTTCCTCGAAGAGCGCCGCCGAAACGTCGGCGAGTACGGATGGGCGTCGATGTACATGCAGGAGCCGCGACCACGAGGGGGCGCGCTCTTCGAGCAGCCCCGCACCTGCCTCCTTTCCGACGTGCCCACCACGGGCCGCTTCTCAACCGGCATCGACCTCGCCTACAGCGCGAAGACACGCGCCGACTACACCGCCGCTGTCACGCTCGTCGAGCATGGGAACGACATCTACGTCGCCCACGTCGAGCGATACCAACTCAGTCCCGTCGAGCGCGATGCGCGCTTGCACGCGCTGACCAACCGTTTCCCCGGCGTCCGTATGACGTGGCACGCCAGCGGTACCGAGGCCCTCGAAGTGGGTGAGCGCCTATCCCGCGAGGGTCTACCACTCGACACCGTGAAGGCCACCGCCGACAAGTTCGTTCGCGCGCAGCCGCTCTCGGCGGTGTGGAACAAGCCGCAGTCCCGCATCATCGTCCCGCGGGACGCGAGTTGGTCGAATGAGTTCATCGATGAGCTGACCGCCTTCTCGGGTGTCGGCGACAAGAACGACGACATGGTGGATGCGGTCGTCTCCGCGCACGCGGGACTGGCGACCGGTACCACGACGATCAAGGCGAGCTCGTCTCGCCGCACCCACCGAGCTCCGCGCGTCAACTGGCGCGATATCTGACGAATGACCAGCCCGACTCTCAGCGTTGTGTCGGGCGGCAATCGACGCGCCCCCGTGGGTCGCGCATCCAAAGCCTCTCCGATCCGTCGCTGGATGGGTCGCGACATGGGCGGCATCACGCCAGCCCAAGTCCTGGGCTACATCAAGAACGCGCGACGCGGCGACCTCGAGAGCCTCATGGACCTTGTGTCCTACGTCCTCGAGACCGACTCGCACGTCCGCAGTGTGTACGAAACGCTTTTGCGCAACGTTGTGGGCGCGCCGTTGCTCTTCGAGGAGGCACCGTCTGCCGACTTCCTTCGTCGCGGCGTTGATCGTCTGCCGAACTACGAGACCGCGCTGATGCACATCGCGCATGGTCACGGCATCGGCATCGCGGTGCTCGAGAAGGAGTGGGGCCGCGTCAACGGCGAAACCCGCGTCGTTCGCATGCACCGCATCGACCCGCGCGACACGAAGTTCGACGACGACTGGGTCCCGATGGTTCGCACCCATGGCGACGAACCCGGCTGGGTTCGCGTCGACAAAGAACCGCTTCGGTGGCTCGTGCACGTGCCCGGCTCCGTGGGCCTTCGTCCGCAGATGGCCGGCATCCTCATTCCATGCCTGCTCCCGTGGGTCTTCAAGAAGTTCGCGACCGTCTACTCGGTGCAGACCTTGGAGCGCTTCGCGCAGCCGTTGCTCGTGATGATGCTCAACAAGGGCACGGATGCTGACGTTGTCGAAGAGGCACTGAACTCCCTCGAAGAGATCACCGCGAGCTCGTCGGGCGTCATCACCGGCGACGGCAAGCTCGAGGTGATCAACGCATCGTCTGGCCAGGCCGGCGAGGCGCACCGCAAGTACATCCGCGAGTTCGAGGAGCAGATCACAAAGGGCATTCTCGGCTCCGACCTGAACGTCTCCGTGGGCTCGACTGGCGGAAACCGCGCGCTTGGTGAAAGCCAGGCCGACACCACGATCCTTCCGCGCGTCCGCTCCATGGCGGACAGCATCGCCGAGACGCTTGCCGAACAGTGGTTCGCGCAAGAGCTCGAACTGAACGCGCACCGCTTCGGCTCGCTTGTGCCGAAGGTCGCAACGCCATACTTCGAGTTGCTCCAAGAGGAGCCGCCCGAGGTCGACCAGATTGCCATCGACGCTGGCGTCGTGAAGGTAAACCAGCTGCTCGAGAGCCGCGGTCTTCCGCCGCTCGAAGGCCCCGAGGGCGAACGCTTTGTCACCCCGCTGGCCAAGACCGCTCCCGCGTTCGCGAAGCCGGAGGCCGCACCGCCCCCTTTAGCGTCGAGCCGGTCACGCCGGCGAGCGACACGCAAGGCCCGACAAATGAGCCTCCCGCTGTCGCAGACTTCGCCGACCTCCTCGCGTTGTCGGACGCAGATCGACAGCGTGCCGTTCGACTGATCGGACGCCCGCGCGAACTCGTCGTGCGCAGTGCCATGACCGGCGCCGCACTCTTCGAAGACTTCCGAGACCAACTCGCCTACGACCTCTCCGGAGTAACCAGCGAAGCCGCCGCCCGCGAGGTGGTGGAACGCTGGGGCCGCGAGGTCGTCGACAAAAGCCCCGCGCTCGCCAACCTCATCTGGCAGGCGAACGCACAGACGCACATGGCCGGTCAGCTCTTCGTCCGAGACATCGAGGTCGGCAGCAAGAGTCGAA